AAAATACCTGCGCTCTCTGAACCCACCACAGTAAATGAATTACCTGTACCAACAATAGTATTAGTACCAATAGCAGTACTACCAAACGCAGTCCTACCTAAAAGCCGACTAACTCTAGTAGTACCAAATACATCAAGTATGAAAGATGGCGTACCTCCAATCCCTACAAATCCTGTACCAGGTGTTAATAATATATTACCACTACCATTAGGGACTACATTTATTGCCCCATTAGCGTTATTACTTTGTAATGTATTCCCAGTTAATTCTAAATTACCAGCTGTGACAGCAGTTGTTATTATAACGCTAGACGGTAGAGATAAAGTAACCGCACCTGATACCGTACTTGCTGTTATTTGATTGGCTGTTCCGGTTACTGAGGCAATACTACTTGCAGCTATTGTTGCAGTTAGATATTGTAAATTAACAGCATCCAATACCCCTACTGGATCAGAAACATTAGTAAGTCTGTGGTTATTAATGTTAACATTTGCAGCGGCCAGTGGTAGCAAGTCAAGTGTTCTATCAGTTAAAGCTGTCATACTTTGATAATTAACAGCATCTAATACCCCTATAGGATCAGATAAATTAAGAATCCTATGATTATTAACATCAATATTACCTGTACCATTAGGGTCTAGTACAATATTACCGTTAGTATTTGTACTAGATAATGTGTTAGCTAGTAATTTTAAATTACCTGCAGCCAATGAGGTAGTTATTGTTACAGCCGATGGTAATGATAATGTTACTACACGTAATACAGTACTTGCTGTTATTTGATTGGCTGTACCTACAACTGATTGAATAGTATCATTAGCTAAAGTCGTAGTCAGATATTGTAAGTTAACTGCATCAAGTGAATTAATTGGATCAGCAAGATTCATTATCCTACTATTATCAACATTTACCCTTCCAGTTCCATTAGGTGAAAGAGTAAGATCCGAATTAATATTAGTGGTATATAAAGTATTATTTAATAACTCCATAGTATCCACATTTAGTGAGGTAGTTATAATTACATCATTAGGTAGCGATAATGTTACTACACCTGCCACTGTATTTGCAGTTATCTGGTTTGCAGTTCCAAGAACAGATGCTACGGTACTTGCAGCGATAGCCGTATCCATATATTGCAAGTTAACTGCATCAAGTGGGTTAATTGGATCCGAAAGGTTAATTATTCTACTATTAGTGACATCAACATTACCTGTTCCATTAGGTGAAAGCAAAAGATCAGCGTTAGTATTAGTAGTAAATAAAGTATTATTGAATAGCTCCATAGTACTGACATTTAATGAAGTAGCTATGATAACATCAGCTGGTAGAGATAGTGTAACCACTCCAGCTACCGTATTTGCTGTGATCTCATTAGCCGTACCTACAACCGATCCTACAGTGCTAGCAGCTATTGCTGCATCTAGATATTGTAGATTGACAGCATCAAGTGGGTTAAGAGGATCAACAAGATTAGTTATCCTATGAATATCAACATCAATATTACCAATCCCGTCTGGGCTAATGATAATATCTCCATTAGTATCAGTACTAGAAAATGTATTACCGTTTAATCTCAAATTACCTACATTTAACGAAGTAGTTATGATAACAGAAGCAGGTAGGGATAATGTGACTACACCTGCTACGGTATTTGCAGTAATTTGGTTTGCGGTACCTACTACTGAAACTGTAAACCCAGAAATTGCAGCATTAAGGGTTTGTAAATTAACAGCATTTAGTGGGAATATAGGATCTGCAAGGTTACCAATTCTTTGGTTATTTAAATCAACAGCATTTACAGCTACTGGTATTTGATCTAAAGTTCTATTTTCTAAATTAGTTACCCTACTACTTATGCCTGCTAAGGCAGCTGGGATAGCTACTGTTACAGCCGTAGTAAGAACGGCGACCGCTGGTACAAGAACAGTATTTACTGTAAATTCAAGAACCCCTATAGCAAGGGAATGAGCCGCAAGTTCTCCAGTATGCAGGAGTAATTCTGCATCTATTAGAGGAAGACTTACAAATTCTATGTGATCAACTCTTGTTTTTAGAGTATCGAAACTTCCCTCTAATATAGTTAAATCATTTACTTCAACAGGCCGATTATTTACGTTTCCCCTCCATATATAGTTATAACGAAGGTTAGGTAAATTAGTAGGTAGCAATACGCTTGTTGTTGTAATCTCCCCTGGATTATTAACATCCCCGATAAACAATTCACCTGGGTTAAGTCCTATTTCAGTAGGAACTGCATCCCATGGTCCTGGTCCTTTAGGAAGAATACTAGGTGCATTCCAATTCAAACTACCTACCACATGGACATATGGGAAAATAGAATCTATTGTTATATAAGGTGGTAAATAATTGATTTTACCTATCCACATTTTACCCCTACTAAGAGTGGGCATATTACTCATATCAATTCTTTGGGTAATAGTAGGTTGGCCAATATCTAATGGACTTGTAATTCCTATAAATTGACCTGTATATAAACCATAAAGACCGAAATTACTGAGTGGATTTATAGAACGAAAACTAGGTAGATTCTCTAATCCCACTCTTTGTCTTGGAACAGGTCTATTGGTAATATCCCCTATCCATATATTCTGATAAGGTAAATTAGGTAAAGCACCAATAGGTATCAACGTATTGGTGCTCAGTATACCATCCGTGGTATATAGATATCCATTGTCTAGCTCATATAGTACCTGAGCATTTGGTAACTCATTGTTACGCTGACCTATAACAATATCGCCTTTAACTAATGAATTATATCTTTTTCTAAGAGCGATAAGATCAAGTCTTACATCTATAAGAATGGGGGATGGTATGGCTATTCCTTGTTTATTTCCAACTAGAACATAGTTAAAATCACATAACACTCTTCCCGTAATAGGTGAGATGAAACTGTGTAAAAGGTCAAAACCATTATCGCAACAACTCATGCTGTTAAATGCCCTAAAAATGTTGCTATATTTTGTGCATCATCGTTATAAGTTTCGTTAGCTAGATTTTCGTAATAAGTTAATATTTCAGGGGAAGTATTATCTAATGCAGGATCAAGAGTAAGATCTAAAGCTGGAGCAAATCTATAATAATAAGTCTGCTCCAATGTATAAGTAGAATCCAGATATAATACTTCGTCCGCTGAATCCTGTGCACCTGTAGAAGCTATGCTAAATAATTCAAATAAGAACTTGATAGTATCAAACGATATATCTCCTACCTGAACTTCAAGCATTTTGTTTTGTAACTTATTCAAATTATGAACTGGTTTACCTAATTTTTGTAATACCATCTTAAGTGTAGTACTAGAGGTATATTTCTTTTTATCTCTCTCAAGTGCCATTGGATCCATCATCAATGGGTCATTATCAAAACCATATTCCCCCGTTCCCGTACTTAAAGATAAGATGCAAGCCCTGTTAGCGTTTGGTTTTTTCATCTTCCCAATAGAAAGTCCAAATAAAGAAGGGTTATTCTGATATATTCCTCCGTCAAAGAAAACACCGTTTAACATAGTAGTTAATGGATTTACTAAAGTAATCGGAGGTAAATAGACTGGAGCCGCTGAAGTAGCTAATGCTACATTACTTAGCAATTCATCTTGCGCACTAAATGCGGGATTATCTATATTAGAACATAATATAAATGTCTTTGTAGTATAATCAAAAGTAGGAATAATGACGTTAGTTCTAACATCTTGCATGGTCATATCACCAAACAATACTTCAACTAAACTTCTAAGTAATCCAGACCCATAAGCATTTGCATAAGTCCCTGAAGAGTTATAAAAAGGAATATTAGCTATAATTAGAGCTGCTTTCTCTACAGAATTTGGCCTAATAGACGGCACAATAGGGAGTGTTACTACGGGAGGAAATACATTACTTCCAAGTGTGAAAAGTAATGGCCCTTGTGTAGTAAAAAATGGCATTAAGTCAGCAGGAGTCTTACCTATAGCATAAGCTAACGCCATGATGCCGCCTACCGAAGTACCACAAATAACATTAAACTGATCAGATAATGTAGTTGGATCAACTCCCCACTCCTCGACAAATCTATTGAAAAATGTGTTGGATAAATAACCTCTTTCTCCTCCGCCATCAAACTCTAATACTCTAATAGTATTTGCATCACTCATTGAAAATTAACCTTTCTTAATTGAGATAAGAGGATATTGTAAGGTGGTGCAGGGTCAGGATCCTGCCACCCAGGGGTTGGAGTATTGGAATAAGGAAGTACATAATTAGGAGGCCCGTAAGGAGGGTTATTATCATCATAAAAACTTTCAGTTTCCAATTCCTCTATAATTTGAGCAGCTGTACCTGCGACAGGATATTCAGGATCTGTATATGGTGTTGGAGGTCTTGGGTTAACTATAGCCGCCGGATCACTCTTTACTAGAGGGGGACGTAATTGCTCATTAGGAGTATCAAGATAAGGTTTACCTACTAATAACCCTGTCCATACAAGATTATTACCTCTCCACTCCATTTGTTTGTGTAAATCTTTACGGTTGAATGTAAAACCACTTTGATCACATTCACCTAATGCTTGTGGGTTTTCAGGATCTATATTTACATGTTTACCTTTCCATCTAGCTACCCAGCTCATAAATTAACTACCTCTAATACTTATTATTGTATCTTCAGTATCTTCTTTAGTAGCTATATCAAAAGCTCTTTCATATTTAGCTTCTGCCATTTCTGCAAGTTGTGGACTGAATTTCAAAGCCAATTGATAAGTTAATCCCCAAATTAAAGCAGGATACATTTTAGCTGGAATTTGGACTGTATCCGTGAGTGAGTCTACATCATCCATCATTTGTTTATACGAATATGATAGACAATTATATTGAGGAGCAGGTGTAGGCCAAATATAAAGAGTAGGTTTAAGTAATCTATCTAAATAATATATACTTGGTCTGCTTTGTAAGTTTTTATTAGGATAGGTATTATATTCATACCTACTTACATTTGAGATATTAAAATCAAATACATTATTGTTGTTAAATATTTGTCTTATATCTAATATGTTCCCTCCTATTTCACGAATTCTATAAGCTCGTGCTTCAACTGGAGCTATTATATCAAACCATTGGGTAACACCTGCAGGATAAGAAAATTCCGCAATATCTAAAAGAGGTATCCAGGAACCTTCATCAGCAGGGTCATCCCCACTTTGACATTGTTCTATAGCTAAATCATAGTCTCTAGTTACATTAGATTGAATACCTATAAAAGTAATAGTTGCTGTATTAATTACTTGATTAGGCCCAGGATTGGAAATTCCAAAGTCGTAAGAAATATTACCATTGATTGCATTCTGAGTACATCCAGTTGTAATATCTGCATTATAAACATTAGCAGCATTTCCTCCTCCCGCTCCATCATAAGTAGCTAACGTATTGCTTTGAGCAATCCCAATATTAAGTGGGCTTAATTGGCGAGTAGATGATCGTAGATTAACTTGTACTATATCAAGTAACCGTTGAGGAAGAATATATTGTCCTTGACCTGAAAATAAAGGTATAAAATCATTTCGAAGAGTCCAGAGATTAGTAGTTTTACCCATCCATTCCAGAAGTATTAAATTTATACTTCTTACCGCTGATTGTAATTGTAAAGCGCTTACTAATTCTCCGGTTATTCCTAGACGTTCGAATGCTTCTCTAATAAGTATTTCTACTTGTACTGATTGAAAATTGTAAGAATCAGAAGTGGGAAGCATTCGAATGTACTCATTTTGTTATTTTTTATGTTTAAAACTTTTTAGTGTTTCAGCTAGTATAGCCCTTCTTTTTAAAGTAGGACTTTTAGAATGAGCAGCTTTTTCAAGTTTCTTTTCAGGGATTTTTTTATCTGCGGGAACTCCTAATTCTCTATGTAGAGCGCCTTTATTTTTAATTGCGCCGCTAATCGATTGCCCATTTTTAGCAGGCTCTTTACGCATAATATCTTTCAAGCCTCTATTTAACGCCATATGTTTTTCCTCTTAAAATTGTAAAAATTCCATTGTTAACGTAGATGATCCGAGCGCCGGGGTAACTTTTATTAATATATCAGCACAAATATCATCAAATTGTAATATCTGAGTTAAGTTAACATATGGCCCACCTGTAGATATAAATGATGAATCAGCTACTAAGGCCATATATGTTTCCCCATTACCGCCTAAATCACTAAGAGATTGATACAATTGGTATGTGCAACCGTTTGATACTTCTGTAGTAAAAGCTAAAGAATACCTACTAAGAGGTGATACTACAGAGAAACTATTAGGCACAATTCTATTAATAAGAGGAAAAAACCCTACTAAACCTGTACCTGCTTTTACTCCATTTACTGCCATATTTACAGTAACTGAAGAAACGATATCGAAACAATCTGTACTATAAACGGTATTATTATTTGGGCCTGCAATGGTATTAGAAACTACAGTGTTATTCTGTACCCCAGATATTGTAAATGAAGCGGCACTTAAATCATTCACTGAAGTAAGGCTTACATTTCTAGTGAAACCTTGATTAGTAAAATTAATAGTACTGCTAGAAGCATTGAAATAAGTCCCATTTAGTAAGAGAGCTCCAGCTGAAGCTACATTTTGTAATAAAGAAACAGACTGTAAATCTTGTGCTGCCCAGTAACGAGTTATGTATGTTGCCATTATATTTTCATATATATAAGTTTAAATGTACTTGCTGCTATAGAGGCGTTAATTTTTATTAAATATGAACTATTTAATACCAGAGGAATATTATGATATATCCCGGAAGCAGCTTTATTAGCAATATCCGCACCTGCACTATCCTTAGATAGGATGTAAGTTCCGTTTGTTATCAAATCACCAAAAGAAACTCCACAATTAACAGCATTTTTATCAGCGGTCTCATATATACTATAACTTATTGTTCCCGTATATAGAATAAGTTGAATTGTACTGGCAGAAATTGTACTTGAGGCAATATCAACTAACATCGGATTAAAAAATCCAATAAGACCTATCCCCACACTAATATTTGCAGCAGCACCTCCTGTTACAGTGATATCTATAATACTGTCAAATATCACAGCTCCAGAAACAGTAGTGACATTTGGATTAACTATATTTTCTGTAACTATAGTCCCATTCACATAACCCCGTACAACTGATGTAGTAGCAGCTATATTGGCCGTAGAAGTAATAGTAATATTCCTTCTGGAACCATGAGCTTCTAATGACATTGGGTTTGCCCCATTAGAGAATGTACCGTTTAGTACAATAGTCCCATTCTGAAGTACCGCTTGCGGAAGTGCTACAGCAGTAGTAGTCGAGGGTGCCCAATTTAAGGAATTGTATATTCCAATACTTGCCATATTATATCAATTGTAAAAATGTTAAAGTCGTAGTATTACCTAGAGTACTACCTGATCCTGTTAGTTTAATTAATATAGAAGTAAGCAACACGTCATTATCAGGATATATATAAAATACTTCATTACCAAAAGCTTTAATGGTGTACAAAGTGCCAACATTACCAGCTATAATTTCTGTGAAAGTTTGCCCGGTATTAACGATATTTGTTAATGTTCCATATACAGTAGTACCAATTACATTAGTACCGAACGTACTACCTAATGTGAAATTGTAATTTAAATTGCTAATTCCACTGATAGTAGGCATAAGTAATTGGAAAAAGCCGCTATGACCTGTACCTATACTTATACCTGTAACAGCTATACTCGATGTTATATTAGTAACGACGTCATATATATTTACTGAATAAACAGTAGTAGCATTTGGCCCATTTATAGTTTCGATAATGGCTACACCATTTTGGACACCATAGATAGTAAAGACGGCAGATGATAAATTGTTAGTAGATATAAATGATAATTGTCTTGCGTAACCGTTATCAATAAATCTTACATCACCATTGCTAGCTAAGTTCCCATTAAGAACTAAGTTTACATTACCCGTGGTGTCCTGTATTAAACATACATCCTGCGTATTAGCGTCAGGAAAAATAAATTGTGCCATTATCTACTCTCTATCTTATGCTGCTACAGTACCAAGACTACCAACTACAGCACGTACGTTAGTAATACCCATTGAATATCTTTCCCCAGCTTTAGCCATAATATTGTCCGTCTGATAATCAACGTAAGTGTCAGATTCAATCGGTGTCCGTTGATAATGTTTAAATCCATCAGGAGCATCAGTAAGAAGGAAATATGCTGTTGGGTTAGTTAAGAAATTATTAACTTTATATCCTTTAGGAATATAATTTTCATAATTTATAGGGTTGATAGCGTTATTTCCATTAAGCGGTACATATGTAGAATTTAAAATAACAGATGCATTGAATTGTAACTCAGGAGGAATTATCAATTTTTGTGCTTTAGTTTGAGCTAAAATACCGCTTTGCATTGGCATTTTTTGCATCAAAATAATCATTTGTTGTAGAGCCGCTACTGATAAAGCTGTAGGCACTGCTAATGAATTTGCAAATACTCCACCATCAACAGGGTGACTAGCAGAACAAATTGGCTGTCCATCACCTGTTGGGTAATTAGCATTGAAAGCATTGTTCAGAATATTAGCCCCTAGTACATTTTTAGTAGTACTTAGAGATTTACGTAATGATACTGCTTGCATTGGGAAATGAGTCTTATATAGATCATCTTCCATCGCTTCTTTGGTAATTGTGAACCCAATTTGTACACGTTTATGTACATAAGAAGTTACAATACGTTGACCCATAGAATCAGTAATTCCAGGTTGACCTTCAGGTTTAATACCAGCAAGACCAAGATATTTCATCTCTACTTCAATCTCTTGATACTTATCAGATGTATAAGTTTTAAATATCTCTGTCCATTCGTCAGGATATGTAGGGTATTGCCCAGTTATGGCCCTCAGTCCAGGGCGTAGTAACTGTGCAATTGCAGGGGTATTTATCATATAATTATTCCTCTAATATTTTTATTTATGCTACATATACTGGAGCAGTTGAGCCAATTGCGTAAACAGGTTGATTAAGTGTTACCCTTACATTCAAAAAGGGTGTTGTCGCCATAGTCAAACCGGGTGCTGCAATATTGTTAACATTCTGTGAATATCCAAGTGCTTTAAGCGGTAGACTAGCGAGACTCTTATTATAATCATGGTTGTTTTGAGCAACAGTTGATGTATCTACATCAAGATAGAATGCTGATTGACCTGTTAATCTACTTCCTGCTGCTGGGTTATTCGCATAACCTGCAGGATTACCGTTAAGGTTAACAGTAATGAAATTCGTACCACCTCCAATGTTAAGACCAAAATTTCTACCGAAACTACCGGCATATATAAATGGAGCTCCACCTGTTGCATTTGTATTTGGGAAATAAGGAAGTCCTACAAATGCGTTTGCAGCTGCGTTAATATGAGTGGAGACTTGAATATCATATTCAATAGCCGGATCATCAAGGATGAAAGCTGTAATCTTTGTACCAGGTTGAACTTGAGTAGCACCTGGCCAATAAGGAGATTGAACCAAATTATTAGTAGAAATATTAGAACTAAAATATTCACATCCCGTGAATACACCTAGAATAGGTAATGCTGTATCCGCATTCCATGTAGATGGTGCGTTATCTGCAAATACTGGATTCCATCTTACGATAGTATTAATATCACCTGCAGCAGCAGTACCACCAAGTGATGTACCCCTCATTACCGGATCACCTGTAAAAA